GAATTAATCCTTATATATACTATATGGAACAAAAGATTTAGGTTTTGAGTTCCAAGAAGATAGTTTCTCGTTAAACTCCTCTAGGGGATTATGTAATGAGACAATCTTCATATAGTATGAGTTGAAGTGGATAGACAGCTCGGGAACTGGGCAGAGAAATCAGAAATTGACTGCTTTTGCAGACACCAATGGAAATAAGATGGAATGCGAGGGGACTTCAAAAGAGCTTTGAAACTTCAACCCATACGCCTTTAAAGGAATGCTCACTGGGAGATTCCAAATACAATTTAACCTTGCTAAACACAGGAGGCACAAATGGTAAAATTAACTACGCTGGACTTACAGGAAATGTTAAAACTGACAAGTCCATTCTCAATTGGTGTAGATGACTTCTTTCGAAGAATAGATGATGTTCAAAGAAACAACAGTCAATCATACCCACCTTATAATATCACAAAAATTGATGACGAACACTTCGTTATCGAGATTGCGTGTGCTGGATTCGGTAAAGACAACATCGACATTACAGTTCAAGAAAATGAACTAAAAGTCGTTGGTGATAAAGAGAATCCAAATCCAGAGAGGATTGCAAATTCACATGCAGTTCACACTGGTATTGCAGCTAGGAAATGGTCAAGAAAATTTGTTCTTGCAGATGATGTAGAAGTTGGTTCTGCATCTATACAAGATGGTATTCTTGGAATTCCTATTACTAAGATTATTCCAGAAGAAAAGAAACCTAGAAAGATTTCTATTGGGGGTAAAAAATTACCTAAAGAGTTCTTAACAGAACATGGATGGGGATTTAACTCAAAATCTTAAAAATAAGCCATTGACACATCCCAATCTCGTGGTATACTAAATATAGTTGAAATAAAATTATAGAGGTATAATATATTATGTTAAATAAAGGAAACTTAAATGACCTCAACAATGTCATTTTTCCAGTAAGGAAAGATGGAGATTGGGATGAGGTTCACTTAGATAGTCTAATGGAAGATAAGACTATCGTGGTGTTTGGATTGCCTGGAGCTTTCACACCAACATGTTCAACCTTCCAATTACCTACTTTTGAAGAAATGTATGACCAGTTCAAAGAAGCTGGTGTAGACGAAGTTTACTGCACATCTGTAAACGATACATTCGTTATGAATGCATGGTTCGAAAGTCAAGGTATAACAAAGGTACAACCTTTACCAGATGGTAATGGTGCCCTTGCAAGACAACTAGGTCTTCTTGTTAAGAAAGAAAACTTAGGGTTTGGGTTTAGGTCTTGGAGATATGCTATGTTAGTAGTCGATGGAACAGTCGAATTAATAAACATAGAATCAAATCTTATGGATAACGCCACAGAAGACCCATACGAGCAGAGCAAACCAGAGGTATTCTTAGATGAAGTTAAAGACCACTTCGGTTTGAATTTTAATATAACAGATGATGATATGACTGAGAGTGAAATTCTTGGAGAAGAACCATCTGAAACAGAGGAAATATCATGATGGTAGAATACATTGTTGGAATACTTGCAGTAGCACTTGTTGCTGGTATAGTATACAAAAGTAATCAAGAAGAAAAGGTTGTTGTTAAATCAGCTCCTAAATCTTCTCCTAAACCTTCTACAGATAAACTTTCTAAGGCAAGATTAACTGCACTTACGAAAGCACAGTTAGCTGAGAAAGGTAAGGAACTTGGTGTTAAAGTTAACACTAGAGAAGTTAAGTCCAAAATAGTAAATCAGATTCATAAGGCACAGTAATGTCCCTTCCAAAATACAAAGTTGTCATCAATGCAAAAGATGGTGAGAATGGTATAGAAATAACTGAGGGTAAGTATGAAGGAGTCATATATACCTATGGTGAAGTTCAATTCCTTCCAGTAGAAGGAGAAGAAGCACCTACTATAAATTTTACTAGAGCAGTAAGAAAATGTCCAGAGGATATGGTAGACACGATATCAGATGATACAGAGTTTAATCAAATCATGGGTGACATTCTTATTGAAATGCTCAAAGAACAAGGCGACAATGCCGTGGAACTACTCAAAGATGAATATAAAGAATCCAAGTAAATTAAAAGAAGAAATCATAAGGGATGAAGGTATCGTTTATGCAATCTATAAAGACCACTTAGGTTATCCAACTTTTGGGATAGGGCATCTAGTAAAAGAATCTGACCCAGAATGGGGTCAAGCAACTGATACACCAGTATCAGAAGAAAGAGTGGATGAAGTATGGGAACATGACTTTGCAGAACATGTAGAGGAATGTGGAAAACTTTATCCAGATTTAGAAAATTATCCAGACGAAGTTCAAAGAGTTTTAGTTAACATGACTTTTAACATGGGTATGACAAGACTATCTAAGTTTCAAAACTTCAAGAAAGCAATTGAATCCAATGATTGGAAACAAGCTGCAGTTGAAGGAAGAGATTCTAGATGGTACAACCAAGTCACTAATCGTGCAGAACGATTGATGACAATGTTAGAGGAAGTATGAATATAAAATATTTGAAATTAGTTACTGGTGAAGAACTTGTAACAGAATATATTGATGAAGGTGAATCTACAGTTACTTTAAAACATCCTTTAGGGATTTTAATGAGTCAAACTGAAAAAGGATTTAATATTCAATTAGTACCTTATGGTTCTATGGCAGACAAAGATACAATCATTGTCAATCATAAGAACATTGTGTTCACAGCAGAACCAGAGACAAAACTTCGTAATCAATACGAGTCAATCACTGGACAAGTAATTACACCACCAGAACCAACTATTATTACATAATGAAACCAAAAATTATCAAAGCACTCCTTCTAAAATATGAAGGAATCATTGCAGAAGCAAAGATGAATATTGAAATCTATCTTGAAAAACCAGCAGGTATTGGAGAACATCCAGAGATACTAGAGTCTATCGACACGCAAGTAGCTAAGATTGCAGAGGCAGAAGATAAGATATCAACTCTACAAAAACATTTCGTTGACCAAAAAGTAATATAGTAGTATAATAACTATATGCACTTTTATACAAATGTCTACCAGCATAGAAATCTAATCCTTGTTCGTGAGTTCAAGGATGGAGAGTACATTCAAAAACAAGTACAATTCAAACCTACTTTCTATGTTCCAACAAATAAGGATTCATCCTTTCGTTCTGTAAGGGGACAAAACCTAGAACCTAAGAAGTTCAATTCTATTGCACAAGCACGACAGTTTCGTGAGAAGTGGAAAGATGTTGAAGGGTTCGATGTCCATGGAATAGAACGACATCCTTACGCCTACATTGCAGAATATTTCCCTCAAGATATTGAGTGGATGATGAGACATATTCGTATCATGAATCTTGATATTGAGTGTGAGTGTGAGAATGGATTCCCAGAACCAACAGAAGCTGCAGAAGAGATTAATGCAATTACCTTCAAGATGTTTGGTAAAGATACCAAGTATGTTTTTGGTACTCAAGCATGGGAACATAATGACCCAACAATCAAATACTTTCATTGTCAAAACGAGAAACAACTTCTCAAAACTTTTCTAGAAGAATACAAAAAGATATATCCAGACATTATTACTGGTTGGAATGTTGACCAGTTTGATATAACTTATCTTTATAATAGATTCAACAAACTATTTGGAAGTACAATTGCAGACCAGTTATCACCTTGGAACATTACAACAGTTCGTGAGTGGGATACATTTGGTAAGAAACAACAAGCCTATACTCTAACTGGTGTTGAGGTTGTAGATTACTTGCAACTTTATCAGAAGTTTACATTTAAAAGAAGAGATAGTTACAAACTAGAAAACATATCACAGGTTGAACTTGGTAAAGGTAAAATCAACTATGAAGAGTTTGGTGCAATGCATCTATTCTATAAGAAGGATTATCAAAAGTTCTTAGAGTATAATGTTCGTGATGTGACTTTGGTTGAGGAACTAGAAGATAAACTAGGATTGATGGGGTTACTTCTTGCAATGTCTTATTCTGCAAAGTGCAACTATCTAGATGCATTCAGACAAGTAAGATACTGGGATATTCTAATATTCAATAGACTTAAACAACAAAACATTATTGTTCCACCATCAAGAACTGGACAACCCAAAAAACAAAAGTTTATGGGTGCATATGTTAAAGAACCACAGGTTGGAATGCATGAGTGGGTCATGTCGTTTGATTTAAACTCTCTGTATCCTCATTTGATTATGCAGTATAATATTAGTCCAGAGACCGCTGTAGAGTCTTCTGATGTTAGTTTATCAGTAGATAAGATGTTGAATAGAGAAGTTGATGTACAGAGTCATTATGCAACAACACCTAATGGTGCAAGATTTAGTAAAAGAAAACAAGGATTTCTTCCAGAGATTTTAGAGAACTTGTATGATGAAAGGGTGTTGTGGAAGAATAAGATGATTGGGTATCAAAAAGAATTTGAAGATACAGATGACCCTAAAAAAAGACAAGAACTAAATCGACAAATTGCAATTGCATATAACAATCAGATGGTTCGTAAGATTTCTTTGAACAGTGCTTATGGTGCAATTGGTAATGAGTGGTTTAGGTATTTTGAGTTGTCTCTTGCAGAGGCCGTCACAAGTAGTGGTCAACTAGCAATTAAATGGGTTGAAAAAGCAGTTAACATGTACTTAAATACCATTTTAGGTACAGATGAAGATTATGTTATTGCAATTGATACTGACTCAATCTATGTACGATTCGATGAATTAGTTAAGAGTGTTCAACCAAAGAATCCTATTGAGTTTTTAGACCAAGTTGCAAATGGTAAGATGCAAGATGTAATCAATAAGTGTTATGAAGAACTTGCAGATTATACAAATGCATATCAGAACAAGATGGTTATGGGTCGTGAGGTAATTGCAGACAAAGGTATTTGG